GTGATGACTTTTCTTGTGATAGAAGTTGTACTCTTGAAATTAATAGGCGTAACATAACCACCATTTTTTATTGCGATCCGTTCTGCTATGGACTGTACTTCATCTCCCACTGATGATGCTCGTTTTACAATTTCCGAAATGGAACTTTCAACTGTTATTTTCTGATAAACGGATTTATTATCACGCAAAAAGTATGGTAAAGTATTACGTTTTTTTGCTGTGCTGATGCGCTCTTGATTATCTAATACCCACTTTTTGAAAGCGTCCGGTACGTCTTTAACTTCGTTCACGCTTGCTGTCGTGGCTTCATTCCGACCGTCCCATTCCCAAAATTCTTCTTCGGTTTTTAGAATGGGTATCTTGTAACACCGGCAAAGGGGATGCCAACCGGTCCATTGGAAGTCTTTCGGGTACTTCCCAGCTAGTATATCGCAAATGTCTTGGAAAGGCTTTCCGTTACAAGTATGATTGTTGCTCAACTTGATTTCATATCCCACCACGAAGTCCATCTGCTGCCAGCGTAGATTTTCCGCTTGGCGGTATGCCATATTGATTTCGGAAGCAGCCAAACGGATAGAACGATACTCGCAATCCATTGCCCGTGATGCTTTTCCGAACCTTTCCTTGTAATCTTTTTGTAGTTGCGGGAAATCGAGCAGATATTTGGAGATTTGCTTACTTAATGTAATTGCACTCGTACCTTTTTGAATGGCACATGATATAGCTTCTTCAAGTTCTTGCTTATACAGAGTCGATTGATTCCACAACTTATCTGATATGGTAAATCCTTTATCCTTACGTTGCTGAAACGCTTTCAATGCATCATTATTGGGCTGGTATAGGATTTCGTATTTCTCCTTTCCTATGGTTGCGCCATAAGTTTGCAATACTTTGTTGGCAAGAAGATCTTGAACTTCGTTGCTGTTTTTCCATTCTTCAGAAGTTCCACTATATATTACAGATCCGATGTCCTCAACGAACCGTTCTTGTAAGTCTCTTATCCGTTTCCTTGTTTGGGGATAATCCGACCACATAAACGTCCTATCACTATCAATGGTAAAATCGGTAATTCCGACTATTTTAGCCGCCTCTAAATTCAAATCCTCGTATATGGATTCCACAAGCATGACGTACTTGGCGAGCCGTTTATTCAGCTCGCCGTACTTGCGTTTCTGATTTGGAGTTTTTGGCTTTGCCATTGCGTATTATTTATTTTCAACCCTGTCAGGTGCTGGCATTTCCAATAAACGAATAGCTTTAATTGTTTCTTTACCCTCTAGTATTGCTTTACATAAGCGGTGGTATCCATCGGCGATTTGTCCTACATCATCAAGAATAATAGGATATTCAAGAGAACATTGATTCACTCGTTTGCACTGAAATATAAAACTATGAAGTTGATTACACTCAAACGGCTCTGCTGTCAAGTCAATATTCCATAAGGGCATATCAAGTATAGGGTATTCTTTTACTTTTGCAAAGTCATAGAGTGTTTGAGCTTTCCAGATCTTGTCTCCACGATGATATTCACTTTCGCTAAAAGTTATGTTATCTATAGGAACCTGCATATTATTCTTTTTTTATATATACTTTGATTTCACCGGTAACATGGAGTTCATCACCAACTTTTTCAACGGAGTATTCTATTAGCCCCCTCTGGTTGATTGAGCTTACAATTGATTGGAGAACTTCATCCTTTACTTCTTTGATGAACATTTCATCTGATTTTCGATTAGACCAACCTTCATCAAGTTTCTTCTTTTTTCGGTAATCCTTGATTTCTTTTTTAGTTCGGGCAAGGCAGATACCAAGCTTCTTTGCTTCGTAGTTATCAACTCGTTCAATACTACTCAATCTTTCTTGTGGATTGATTTTTTCTGCTAATCTAATAAGCCAGTTTGATATTTTTGTCTTCATGATTTTAAGTTTTAAGCCAGCAGCGTAAACATCTGCTTACGCTGCTTTAACCTTTTTTACAGCTTGGCAGATAGGCTATTGTACAATTTCCCAGTCTTCTGCAAACACATCACTGATGGATGGTACCCACGAATCAGCACGTCCCGTATTTTCGTTATAGATAAGGCATTGGCTTGTATAGTCAATAAAACCTTTTCCTTTCAGAATAAGGTCTTTTGCTGATTGAGGAAGCGATTGCATCTTGGGAATGGTATCGCTTTCAATATGTGCAGGCACTTGCTTGAATACCGTCAGGCCTTTGCCGTTCCAGCCGTTTCTACGGATAGCCCCACCTTGCTTCAAAACTTCGATAGCATCACCGAAACACATAGGAGTTTCTTTCTTGACTTCTCGATATGATTCTTCAAACAATTCTTTGGGGGACCAACTTTCATAGCCATATTCAGCACGAGTGTGATATCCAAGCTTGCAAGATTCATGCTCTCCTATTTCACTTTTTACCAAACCTTTACGGCAAGCTTCGCCTAATGTCATAGGTTCTGCTTCAATCTGTTTTGTGCTAATGTACTTTTTCATGATAGTATATTTATTTACAAATTAAACATCTTCCTCTTCATAAGCCATCTTTGCACTCATGACACCAACCGAACTTAGCATCCTGATAGAAAGCCCCTTTTGTACGTCAAGCTCAAAAATCATATTGTCATTGAATTGAGCGGCAGGGTATTGATACAATAGCGCATAATCCATTCCTTCCAGCTTTGCGTATATACTAAGTGTGCCACTCTTCTCTCTGTCTATCTGCATTACACATTTTCCAACAGAAGTAAACTCACAGGAATAGCCCTGTTTTTCTTTACTAAATTCTAGTACATCAGTTTTTGCCATAATATTTATATTTTAGATTATTATTCCGGTTCTTCGAATATATTGCTTATCCTGCTTCTGGAAGCATCTGCATCTTCTTTTTGGATTTGGGCAAGAGTTTCTTGTGGATCAGTAGAGATACCTAAGTTCTTGATGGCCTCTAATTGGCTGACAACTGCTTTTCCACCACTTGCTGTAACCCATTTTTCTATTTCTGACTTTTCATCATTTTGGATAAACGGAGTTATGATGTGCTCAACCTCAACATTATCTACTTCATTTTTCCAAGAAACATTCATCATTTTTAGAAAGGCTTTGATTACGCTACATTCACGTTCAAATGCTTCTATCCATGCACCACTTTCATCTCCAACCTTTAAATGAGCGTCAGTAAGTAAAGTCTGCCTTGCATCAAATCCGATATTGCCAAGAGACTTCATGTTTTCGAAGGAAATATCCGGCATTTGTGATTGTGACCAGAACAACTCAACAAGGGTATCGACATGATATTTTAATGCCTCGATAGATTGTGCCCATGAAACATAGGACACGTCCCCGTTTTGTTCTACTCGGTAAACTCTACGGCTTTCTCCTTTATCTTCTCCTCCTTTTATGCCACCTGCTATTTTTAGGATAGGAGCGGAGTTATATGCTATGACATCGCTATTGCGTGAGAGGGTATATTCGATTTCTTTTCTGATATAGGAAAGACCGTGATAAATGGGAACAGGACGATAAACGTATACTCCAGGTATTTTCAGAATAACGACCGGTTCTGATTTTACTAATTCCCAGCCGTTTCCCTGTTGTTTCCATTTATAATGAATGTTTGCCGTGTATGTCTCGAAATAGGTAACTTCTTCATTTTTGGCCTTTTTTGTGTATTCAAAAGACATTGCGATCATATCGCCAAGCTCATCAAGTAGAGGGTATAAGCTAACACCGTCCATTGGTGAGTAGGTTTTGCATTTTAGCTTATATTTACTTTTAAAGCCGTATAGAGTGTTGGGATTCTCAACTGTGTACCAAATGGTGAACACTTCGCATGAAGCAAAGTAAGCATTGCCTCGCTTAATATTCTCACTGTCAATACGGGCATACTTATATATCGCTTCAATCGCTTTCGCAATACTTTGGCGGGTTTCATTGTCTTCTATATTGTGATATACACGTTTAACCGGGATAGCGAACATGAATTCAGTCATTCGCTTGGTGAGGAGTTTTTCAAGTCCGATGTAGATACGGGAAGCTTTTTCTGTATCTCCATTAGAGCGGATCTTATCTTTACGGGTAACTGTGTCAGATACTATATCATGTTCTGTTGGTTCGTAGTCTTTGAGAAGTTTATCCCATGAGGGGACTGTTACAGACTTTTCTTTCAAATCGTTGATTATGTTATCAACGGGCCGCGTACTGTCTAAGATAGAGGTGATTTCGTCCATTTGAGTAGAATATTACTTAATATTCGTTTTTACTTGGTGCAAATATAATAAAAGTCGCGTAATTTATATCACTTTTATTTATAAATATCCAACTAATTTGATAGCTTCATGCATGTAATAAGGGAAATTAATGACAGCAATCTCACCAGAATATCCACAACGCCATAATTCAGCCTGCCAATCTTGTATATCATCACGTTCATCAATATTGTACTTCTTCATTAAATCTCTCATGATAGCGCAATCCTCATATCTTTCCGTAACTTTAGCAGAAGAATAAAGATTGAGTAAGACGTATTCTCCATAAAGGAGGAGTACTTTTTCAAATATATCAAGTCGATCTTGTGTCATATCTATTTTTAAAAGTCACACATTATAGTATATTTAGTTTGCAAAATCTTTAGAACCTTCTCTGTTACATGAATTATATTTTCATTATACCTTCTTACGTTTCTACCATATCCCTGTATGTCTTTGTTTATCTCCTGGCGAAGTGTAGTACTTTTAGGCAAACTGATTTCATAGAAATTGCCATCAATTGAAGTTATCAACATATCAGCTTGCTTCTTTTGACAATCAAGTTCTGTTTCTTTGTATTCACCTTTGGGAATGAAATTAGGATTGGGTACTAAGTAGCCTTCTGCTACTACATTTCCATTTATATCATATACTTTCATAATCGTGTTTTCATGACATTATCAGTAATTTTGTTCCCTGTACTATCAAATACTTCTATGGTTGGTCTACCTCCGTTATCAATAGGAGAAATAGCCTCTGATGTTTCATATAAAGTTTCTCCGTCTGTAACCATTATCTGCTTGTCATCTTCAAAACAAAGTACATCTTCACCTTCCCATGATTTTATTATTTCTAACGCTTCTTTATAACTTTCTGCTTCGATAGAAAACTGAGTACGCTCCCAACATGTTACTTTGCGGTCCTGATAAAAATCAAATGTTTTCATTGCTATACTATTTTAGTAAATAATATTGGTTTCTTTTAGTATTGTAAAGATACTCATTATCAGTGAGTTAACCAAATATTTACAACCTTATTTTGTTCATAATCAGGAGTTTAACTTTTGGGAACTTTACAATTTCCGTTTATATCCTGCTTTGTCCCATTATAAAATCTCATCATGTTTATTCTTGTATTAATTTTTTGCTTAATATTTTTCTTTTTGAGTTGTTCACCCCACTGATAGGCTTCCTCAATGACACTCTTGCAATGTTTCTTCTCCCAATTCTCGCAGAAAGGATATGACTTGTATATACTCTCAATCATGTTTCAAATAATTTTTTATAACTCATATTTTACTCCTAATTTTCATCAAATATGCTTTCGATTTTTTTGTTCACCCTGTCACATGTATCTCCAAAGGAAATGGCAAAAGATTCGTCGCCTACACGGTCTATGATGGATCGCAGGTCACGGGCGATGTGGTTGAACGCCCGCAGTTCTTCCAGCATAGGGAGGGTAACAGTGCCGTCATATTTTTTCAGTAGCGAAAGTAAATCGACAGCGGAGGATTCTGCAATGTCCGCCAACACTGGGATTTTTCTCAGGAGGCGATTACATTTATCTTTGTCCTCTTTGCTCATGGTGTCGGTGATTGTTTTTGCCGTGACTTGCTCACGGGTTTGTAGTAGCCGGTCGTATTGCCTTCGTAAGTTGTCAAACAGAGCGAAGTCACCCCTTCTCAGAGCCTTCTCCATCTTCCGGCTGTACTCCTCTTTCAATATTTCAATGTCCATGATTATTCCAAAGTTTAACTAATTGTTTTTCTGTATATGGTTCTTTTACACCCATATTTGCATTCACATACCATATTCCTATGGAATCAACAAGTATGAACTCATTTATCTTTATCTGGTATATCTCACTATCGGGGTGTGCTTCTTTTACAGCAATTAATGTATCTCCATTTGTATAGCAGCTTGTTAGTATAAGCGATACTAATAAAAGCAATAAAAATTTCTTCATAGTTACTCCTCCCACTCGATTTTAATGGTTGTAATATAGCCATATTCTATACTTCTATTTTTCAAGGCATCTTCCTTAGTTAAATAAGCACAACAAACTGTATCCTCGAAATCTTTATAGATATTAATCCACCCCTCTTTCTTTTCGGGGAGCATCATGAGGTCTCTTTCAGTTCCAACATTACATTTTCCATCTTTGTTGTAATAGAATATAGCTTCACATCCTTTATCTTCCAATAATGCTATAATTGGATAATTACCTTTGTTAATAGTATCAAAGCAAATAATCCTTGCCTTTCTACCATCACGAGTACATACAGGTTTACCGGCTTTGGCTGCTTCGAAGTCAAAGGGTTTTAGATTCAATTTCTTTTCTTCCATATTTTCTAATTTTAATTCGGTTTCTACTAAAAATGAGTCTTTATCACAGGAGTCAAAATTACATGCTTGCTCTTTAAACAAACAGTGCACACATGAGTATCCATCAATAGACCTCAATCTTTGAAGTACTTTACCCTCATAAACAAAAGGCTCTCCGACCTTTTCAAGTTTCTTGAAGATTACAGATTTACCATCTTTTCTATTGCTTGATAAACATTCTCCTCTTATCTTAAATGCATCAATACAATGAATATTATTCTGGACAGTTAAATTACAATTCTCACATCCAAAAGATTTTGTATGAATACACTGATACCATTCTCCGTTGTACTCAAATATTTCTCCTACTTTTCTTTCCATATCTTACTGTATTTTAATCGTTCAAATTCTATTATCTCCTTATCCCATAGTTGGGCCACGAAATGTTCTAACTGGCAGCCCTTGGATTTTTCCCAACCGGGGCAAAGGCATATCGCATCGCATTCCATTAGTGCCTTTATATCGTTTCCCAGAAGTTCATGATAGGGTTTGTCCAAATCGGGGTTTACATCGAAGTCTATCGGTGTGACGACACGGTAACCTTCCCCTTCGAGGACTCCCGAAACGTATAGTATTTCACTTTCCACTTCATCGAAGTCCCTGCCGGTGATGGGTAGGGAGATGTAGATTTTCTTTTTATTCATTTTCAATGATTGCTTTATAATATTATCTGTTATCTCCATTTCCGCCAATCACACCCCTTTGTTTCCGGGAAGCTAATTTGGTATAGTTCATTTCTCCGATTTTTTCAAGCGTATATCCTAAGTCATGTGAGAGGGTAGCGATATACCAAAGCACATCGCCGAGTTCCTTTGCCAATTCGCATTTTATGCTTTCTGAGAAATCTCCGTTGTGGTCTCGTAGTACCTTTTTTACTTTATCCGATACTTCGCCGGCTTCTCCAGTCAGTCCGAGTGTCGGGTAAATTATGTTATATTCTCTCCGGTATTGAGCTGTTTCAAGTGCCTTTTTCTGATATTCATTCAGTGTCATTTTTATTCTCCTTTTTAGTTATAATATTGATTATCTCATTATGTTTGGTATTAAATCTTTGATGTATGCCCTGCGAACTATATTTACATCACGTAAAAAGAGGAAAAGACCTTGTTCGTCCGTAATCATATTTCATTTTAAATCGAATATCTTGCTTGAATCCCTAATAGAATCAATAGACATCTTGGCACTCATTTGCCCCATAAATTCAGCAAAATCCATCGCCCGATCCCAACTAGACCATCTATGAGTAATCTCTACTAGTTCAAAGGCATTTAGTAATACCAATTTTTCATTTTTCTCTCTCAGGTCATTTACCGCATTTCTTACTCTGTGATAAAATTTGTCATTATATCTTTTTGCGTTATATGGTTCCGCACCTTCTCTTGGTTCAATACTACGATATTTAACCGAAAACGAAGGAAGTTTATCTTCGCACATTGCATTATATACATCACTCTCCACCGGGCCATATGGCACAGCATAGAAATTATCGAATATGTCTAAAAGGTCATCGCCTCTATCTTTCTTAGGAGCAGCAGCCAAAAACAGCAGTTTCATGGCTGTAAGTTTAGACAACGGCTTGCCCTTAATCGTTTCATGATTATCCCGCCACTCCTCAAAAAGGTGGAGCATATAATCAAATGCCTCTATTTTATCTATTTCCATTTCTTTACCAGTTCGAAATCATACACAAATACATAAGGGTTTCTCTCCCATGTGCCTTTACCGCTTACTTTATCAATTAGTGCAGCATAGGCTTCACGGGGTGTATCAAATAATTTTCCCGTTGAACACCAAGAAAAACCCTCTTGCTCATAGTAATTAATCCCCTCTGCCATACAATCAACATCAGATATATCCCGCAACCTCTCCACGCTTACGGCTGTTATAATGACATAGTGTGGCATTAGCTCTGGCTTCACATACATTTTATTTGTCCAGCCTGCACCGTTTGGGAATAAATTGGGATTGCACTCATCATTGTAAAAGGAATTGTAGCTTTGAGCGACGGCTACGATTTCACCTACTTTATACGGGAGTCGGAATATGCTACCACCTTCCAGCTTTGCTCCATAACCACAGAACTCACAATAAACACTACCATCTTCGTTGACAACCAAACTCATGGGTTTGTCCTTCCAATATGCTGATTTATACCAACGATGTACCGTAGAACAGTCCTCCGGTTGTGGATTCATTATCCGCCTTGTCTGAGTTTTTATACCTTCAAGTACGGCTTGGGTGAGTCCGTATTTATCATTGAACATTATTTTCTTCATCTCTTATTCCTCCTTTAATCATCTAACTATCTTTTTTTATATACATAAATTTAATATCAGACTTTTCTCTCATTTTTTTTATTTCTTCGATAATAACTTTTCTAATAAACCAGTATCCACCTGTAAGAAAATAATTTAAACCGCTTACTATTTCTGACTCATACCTCGTTCCTTTATAGATAACTCTATAATATCCACTCCATCCACCATCATGATATTCAAAATTTTGTAAAATATCATTCCTTAATCTTTTCAATAATTTAATCTTCATATCTTATTACTCCTTTATAATTTCTTTCATGAAACAAATCCAGTGTGTATTAGATCGTTTGCCGGATATATGCCCGAATATTGGTTTTTCAGGTGTGAGTTTGAGAACTTCCGACACTTTGATGTCGGTCTCGTTCCATTTGAAAATCAAAAATCCTCCGGGTTTCAGGACTCTAAAACATTCTTTAAATCCCTTTGCCAGCATATCACGCCAATCTGAATACAGAGCTCCATATTTAATTTGTTGGTAGCCTGTTGGCGATGCTTTTTCGTTCAAACTTCCGTACATATCTGCCATCTTTGACTTTCCAGCATTCCTTAATAAGTGAGGCGGATCGAAAACTACCATCGAAAAAGATTTATCCTCATAGGGCATATTTGTAAAGTCGGCTTGTATGTCGGGATTTACTTCAAATAATCTACCATCGCATAAATGAGTAGATACCTTTCGAATGTCTTGAAAAAGAACTCTTTCGTCATGTTTGTCGAAGTAGAACATCTTTCCCCCACAACAGGCATCTAATATCGTTTTTCTCATTGCTCTCCTCCTTTCTTCAATTCAGCAATGAGGGCATCGGCACATTCTATTGCATATTGCGCTTGTGCCATTGTATTTTTGAATCCTGTTGTGTCATTGTTATGTTGTTCAGCAGAAGTCATCATATCTTTGGCTATCTCATACCTGCGTTGCTCCCAATCAATGTTCTTGTGTTTTTCTTCTTTAATAAATTCAAGCTCTGATTGCACGTATGTACACCAACTACGCTTGTTATCAACATATTGACGCTCCACTCCTCTTTTGGTGATAATATTTTCTATCCGTGATACCTCTATGACTTCGCCAGTCGATTTAATTTTTGCTTTCATTGTTCTCCTCCTTTCATAAGTCCGGTTTCTCTCATATCCGTATACTTTTTACTCTTATTTCCATTAACTCTAATAATGCCTTTCTCAAATCTCTATCCATGCCTACGCCGGAAACATTTTCGAAATAACATTGCCATACTTTCTTATGGCTGTCGAAAATGATTAACAGGTCGTGTAACCCGATTGTCGGCTTATGAGACAGTATCTCCGATACGATGTCTTCTAGGGGTTCTGTTGGTGATTCTTTTTTCATAACTTATTGTTGAAATAGTCTTACCCGTAGCCTAATTACTGTATGATCTACATCTAACAACCCTATCCTCATAAGTCACTGAGATTAAAAGTTTTTATTTCCTCCTCGGTGAACCAATATTTGACTTTGAGAGGCCTTATGCTGTAAAGCATTTCGTCGTAGCTATTCCTATTGTATATCTCGTCTAATCGGCTATATAGTTGCTTAGCTCTGTCTATGTCTTCATAGATAACTCGCTGAACTTCTTCATGAGAACAGTTGATAATATGCATCGAGAAAACATATACTTGGTTATTCCTTATGTCAAGATAAATAAATATTACAAGCGTCATAAAAAGAATGGCTAATCCCGCTATCAATGTTATTTCCATGTCATTTCTCCTTTCTTAATTTTACTTCAAATCATTCATTTCATATCCCATGTTAAACAGCCATTTGAGCTCTTCCCATTCCTCGAACGTGAGGCTGGTGGTTCTGATTTGTTCCCATTCCCGTTCCTTTCCCTCATGCCTTTTCTTGTCCTCATAGAACCGCAATAGTTTCTCTCTGTCGGCTCTGAATTCTCGAAGAGACCTTGTTATCACCATAGGGTCGAAAACTCCGTAGAACGTCCCGTAAAGCCCTTGCTTGAACCGCTGGAAGAATACCATGAACTCGGTGAGCTTGAAATCGCCATAGCCGGAGATGATGATACGGGCTATCTCCTCGTATTCCTTTTCCGTCATTCCGTCCTTGCGGACTCCCGAAAATTCGGCGAGGTCGAGAAGCTGTATTTCCAGCCACGACTCGGCGATGTGACTGCCGAACGTCCTCGACACACGGGCTATGCTCGGAGCCTTGCCGATAAAGCAGCGTTCGAGGCTCTGGCAATAGCGGCCTTGATTGTCGGGGCTAAAAAGGCAGAGCATATTCTCCCCCGTCTTGTAGGTTGCCAGTATCTCCCGTTGCCAGCTTGGTGGCGATGGCTTCTGCAAACTCTGCATATCGCTCCTGTTTGGTCTTGGAATTAGGTTTTTGATGGATTCCGGATTGCTCATCTCGTGCTCGTTTTAGTTCGATTATTAACCAGCGGGCAAAGTGTTGTTGTGCATCGCTGACGCTTTTTCTTGCAATACCCTCGTTTTGAAGTTTACGGATATATGCCTCGATATATAACCTCGATTCGTTCTCGTCGATGTGGTTGTTCATCGATAGCGTTTCTATCCACGTTTGATTTGAGAGTAGTTCTTCACGCAGTTCTGTCAGTGGCTTGTCAACGTCTTTGCCAAAATCATCTTCTTTTTCTTTGCTTCTCGATAGAGAAGTTTCTTTTAAATCATTATCATTATCATTATCATTTAAGCCCCCACTGGCTCGTTTGGCTCCCACTGGGTTATTTGGGGTCGAGTGGCTCGTTTGGCTCCCACTGGACTTTGATTTAACCGTTTCAGAGTTTTTGTCATTACCTCCTTTACGCCCGTTGTTCCGGTTTCTCTCGACAATGCCCTGATATTTGAGTTCATCTATCTCGAATTGATTCTTGAAAAACTCAAATGCCATTTCAATGTCCTCCTCTACCGTAACCTCCTCGCCAAGTTGATATTTGAATATTGCTCGAAACAGCCTGCCCAGTTGTTTGTCCGATAATCTCGATATGGGTTTGTAAAATGATTTATAAATCAAAAAGCTGTCTTTCATTTATTCTCAATATTGATAGTGAATGCCCACCCGTTCAGGGTCTTGTGCTTGTCAATCTCACCGGTTTTGCATAACTCGTTTATCTCGGATTTGAGTGACCGGATAACCACCGACTGTATTTCGGTAAAGCTCGCTATGGAGGGCTCCTTGTTATTCTTTTTCTTTTCCTCGATAATGGAGGATATAACTTGCTTGGCTATAATCATGGCTATTCTTGTTTTAACAATTCTGGGTTATGAGAATACAGCCGGCAGGTACTTGTGCCGGTAAACGTTTTTCAGATAGGTTATCATTTGGTCGTAGCTCTTGATAAAGCCCTCGTTGATAAGGTCGGCGACTTTTCTTTCCAGCTCGTACAATTCCCGCTGTTTCTTTTCTTCGCCGTATTGGTTGCGGATATTCCTTTCATGCTCGTTGAACACAATCCAGTTCAACGCTTCGCCTACTTTCTGCATGGCTTGGGGCATGAAGTCTTTCCGAACGATCTTTGAAACGGCCGAGCCTAGTTTGTTGTAGGCATCGCCGGCTTCGTTGCGATACTTTATCATCTCGTCATAGACGAATTTCAACACCTTAACCTTAAACGACGGGTTAATCCACATTGCAAAATCGATGAACAGTAAGGGTGACATCCAAACAGCCCCTGCCTCTTTGCTCCCGTCTTTGTTAGTTCTCGATTTATTGATTATAAGTATTTGATTTATAGGTTTTTCGGAATTCCGAATTTGATCGTCGTCATTTATAAGAGCTTTTATAAACTCTTTTGTCTTACTGTTTTCGAGATAGTGGTTAACATTTTTCTTGTGGTTGTTGCCTTCGTTCCACTGTTTCAACAATTCGGATGCACAGAAAAATCCGTCTTTGGTACGTTGGGTCACATCTATGTTACCCATTCGCCTTTTCATCAGTTGGTTCGTTTTCATAGCGTATTTTTATTTATTGATTTTTGATTGGATAAATTGCAAATACGAAATCCGTGTAGATTTTCGTTTTCTATGCACCAGCATAACATCTCGTAGGCGGCATCGATAATATCTTCATGTTCGGCAGTGACATAAATGTCTTTATAACAAACCTGTACAAGTAAATCGAATGTGCATTTTATCATTAAATGGCTTGCATACTCATCAATCATTTGTCTGGGCAACAAATCCAAAATATCCTGCAAAGTGAATGTGGGTGCGGTTTCTGCCTCCATATTGTCAAATTTGTTTGGGACAATACCAAAAGCTAAACTCCAACAATTTTCCACCTCTTTCCCGTCAATTTTGGTAACTTTAACCCAACATGCACTTGCACAGTTTGTATTTAATCCAAGTTCTTGCAAGTGCTTCATCTGCTCTATTGATAAGACTTGTGTACTCATAATACTGATTTACATTCCACAATAAGGTGAATTTATGATGTTTTCGTTGTGGCAATATGTGCACATAGATGTCATTGGCGAATAAACCCTACCGCACTTAGGACATATCCAGCCCTGCATACCGATAAATGTCTGCGCTTTTTCGCGTCTCGTCATCTCAATAGCTTTTAAGGCATTATCTTCTGAAACTCTACGGTATATATGCCCGCCTGCGCAATCTTCTACGCTTACCGATTTTATAAATTCTTCTGCTGTCATATCATTTGTTTATTTTAGATTCAACGACTTTGTATTTAATGGGCAATCCGGAGCAGGTGATGGCGAGCAGGGCAGAGTCCCTTTCTTCTTGGTTGCTGCGGGGGCTGTTAAACTCTATCCCGCTCATCTGGCACAACCGCTTCAATTCTTCATGGGTGATCTTGCCGTCTTTCCCTTGCCAGCACTTGCGCAATGGGGATTGCTCCATGACTTGTATTCCGTAATGACTCAGCATTTCGACTATCTTGCGACCGGTCTCTTGGTTGCGACCTACATGCTCGCCTTTCTTGGCTGCGCTCGCCCGTGTGTCCTTCGGTGACAAATGCCAGTTGGATTTGTTTTTCCAACCTGCCTCGACATATACCGCCACTCGTTCATCGTTTTTCTTGCAGTGCTCATGAAGTTTTTTTATGCCCTCTACCAACAAGGGGAATGGGCAAACACTCATCTCCATTTTCATTTTCCTTGTGTCCAATACGGAGTAGCCGCTACGCTCCACGTCGGGGTCTATCCCTATCAATACATCGTATTTGAGTTTTCTGTTGTATGTGGCCTGTTCTTCCATTATATTTTGTCTTTTTATCAGAAAAGTTTCTTTTGTATAGATTCGCATGATTTGTCCGTGAACAGTTTTCGGAATATGTGGAAAAGGACATCTACGACGATACTGTTACCTGCCATCACATATTGCCTGCTGTCGCTTATTCCCGCATTTTGAATCTTGTTTATATCCGATTCGCTGACACCCATTAACCGGAAACATTCTCTCGGTGTCAGCCTTCTTATCTTTTCCAGACACAGAAAGTTATTTTCCTGCCATGAGTTGCTTGTTATCGCAGGGCATATCGTGTATGTCCCTCCTTTGTTGAATCCTCTGCTGCGTTGTATTATCTCGGGTTCCGAATATTCCCCCACGATTATCGAATTGTCGGTCGGACTTAATGCTCCGTTAGCTCTCAGACAATTGGCTGTGCCATCACCTGTTTTAGGCAACCATAAAAAGCCTGTTCCTTTTTTTACGTGAGCGATGTTGTGTCTTATGAAACCTTTTATCATCTTCTCGCTCAAAAAATACTTTTCGTCCACGTCGCATTCGAGAATGTCCCTCAATCTCTTTTCAATGGGTAAGGGTTCCGGAAAATAATACGATTCCGAGTCTCGTATCGAAATCATGAATACTCTTTCCCTGTTATGGGGAATGCCGTAGTCTTTCGCATTCAGAACCTTCGTATGGTTCGTGTACCCTAATTGGGAAAGGTATTGTTCCCATGCCGATAAAAAACACTTGTATTTCCTTCCGGTAAGGGACTTTACATTTTCCATGAGCAGGTATTTCGGCATCTTGGTCTCTATCGCTTTCTCGCATTCCCATAACAGGCTGCTGCGTGTCCCGCTGCCTTTCTCCAATCCCGCTTGCTTTCCGGCCGTTGAAATGTCCGTGCAGGGGAAAGAATATGTGAACAGGTCGAAGTCGGGGACTTTTGCCCAGTCTATATGGCATATATCCCCGAAGTTCCTGTCTCGGTATTGAGGATATACGGCGTTATGGGCTTGTATGGCGTACTTGTCGATTTCCGACCAGCCGACCAGATCGTAACCGATTCCGAGCCGGTCGAGTGCCATGCACTGGCTGTCATATCCGCTGAATGCTGTAAAGACTTTTAATTGCATATCTTTCTCTTTTTGTTCGGCAGGCGGGACTCGAACCCGCAACTGTATATTCGCTCCTTATACTCGACTTATACCGCTCTCCCGTTTGAACCACTGCCGATACCACCTAAAACACTTATGGCTAATTTCTCCCCGCAGTTCCTTTCTCCGTATGGTGCTCGACCACGTACCCGGATCGGCTTGCGGGGAATGTCTCACATTATGCTCCTATATCAGGTCTATGATTTTTGTTTTCACAATTCCGTCCAACCGCATATCGTTAAGGCCTTGTCTCATGTGTTCTTGCATGAGGCGGTTGGCTTCGGTGATGTCTTTGGCGCAGACGAGGTTGTAGTACTTCGTTTCCTTTTCATTGCCGTTGTCATCGATGAATATGTCTATCAACGTGGCTTTGTAGAAGGGCTTGCCTTCTTCCTTCTCGTTGACTATCTCGACGACATTCGAGCGGGTGATAGAGAATACATCGCAATTTCCGTTGTATTGTTCCAGTCCTTTGTATTGTTCCAGTCCTTTGGCTTCGGCCTCGGCGAACAGTTCTACATCGGTGATGAAGTGTTCGATGACTTCTTTCATCTCTCCTTTGCTGTTCTCTTTTTCTACTTTCAGTTTGATTTCGTAAAACATAATGATTCGTATTTAATCTATATTGATTTTAGCATAATGATTCCGATACTATCGCTGTCTTTGCTTTTAACGAGCAAAGATTTATTGCCTTCCGAAAGCTGCATATATGCGTACTCAAAATTGAATAGAGCTTTTTCGATCTTGGAGAAGAACGAAGGATCTATCCGTAACTTTGTGATTCCTTCTGTGCTCTCTTTTAGATGTTCTGAAATTACATTCTCCATTTCAGGGTATTTATAGACTTCGGAGAATGGGTATATAACTTTTTGATTGTCACACAATATACATTCAAACCCCATGTCCGTAACTTGTACCATATCGTAAGAGAGGATAGACTTGTAGGCTTTTGAGCCTATAAACTTACCATCGAGCTTTTCTATTTCTTCATCGGTGAATGTGGAACATTCGGATAGATTGTTTTTTACCAAGATATGTGTATCGCATGCATAAGCGCAACCATCTTTAAAATGGATATATGAAAATACAGGTCTGAAATAGTCGTTTCTGCTGCATGCCAAGTCCATTCTTAGGCATCTGTTGAAATTATGTCTAGTCTTCATCGCTTTTATTTTTATTGGTTAAAACTTCTTTTAACTTGGGATTACATGCCACATTCCTGCGGACATCACAGTCACTATCCTTTGCCAGCTCTGTGAGCACATCGACGGGAGTGTTGGAATTCCCTGCCACACTAACGCGGATATACCAGTCTCTATCCTTTGCCAACTCCATGAGCACATCGACGGGAGTACTGGGGTTTTCTGCCACACTAACGCGGACATCATAGTCGCTATCCTTTGCCAGCTCTGTGAGCACATCGACGGGAGTGTTGGGATTCCTCGCCACAAGACAGCGGATATACCAGTCACTATCCTTTGCCAGCTCTGTGAGCACATCGACGGGAGTGTTGGAATTCCCTGCCACAAGACAGCGGACAATATAGTCGCTATTTAAGATCTCATTTTTGTCCATTGTATTTCTTATTTAATTGTTTGACTTTATTTCTCATCAATCTTGCCAGCTCTTTATGCCGGTAGTCGTCGGACTTTTCCAACGCTTTTGCCGATCTTTCCAGCAGGCTGACGATTGACTGTATTTCATAGTCTTTCATGAATTGATTATTTCATTGACTAATTCATCGGCTTCGCATATCCTTTCGGCTATCTTCTTGAAGATGTTATCATCTGGATATATCCGTCTGATAAACATGGAGGGTTTCTCGAACGGGTTATATACGATGAAATCGCACCAATTGGCTTCAACGCACATGAGTTCGGACATGATTTGGTAATAGTACTTAGGCTCCGTGAACAGGAGGGTATCGTTATCCTTTATCTTGTGGAAGTATTTGGCGTATGTGGCCGTTCCCACGCTTTTTATCTCGATTACCCCTTTTTCCCGATTATTCTCATCGTAATAATATCCGTCGGGGCTGGCTGCGAAATGGGCGATGGTGGGGTGTTTGCACAGTCCTACCTCGACGACACGGCGACCTGTTTTAAGTTCGTATATGCGCCGGGCATCGGGCTCGTTCTCCGTTCCCCATCGCATTTGCTTGGTCGATATGTCGGTCTGGGTGATATAGTCGGAGAAAAAACCATCGTCGTTTATCATAGCCGGGTTGAGCATGCGCTCTCCCGCTACTTGGTAAATATAGTTCATGGCGCATTCTCCGACCCCGTCGCCGCTACGTTTCGTTTTCATTAGGTCGCCTATGCGGCTTCCCGTGAAATAACCGAGGCGTTTCCTGTACCATTCAAGAGTCCTTTGTGCTTCCATCGTCGAACAGTGTCTGTTTAGTTCCTTCCTGATTGATTCCCTCTTTGACACCGGCTGCTTCTCCGGCTATATCTTTGAATTTGCTGCTTTTCGTGCCTCGGTATGGCTTCATAAGTTCTTCTACCGTTGTGTCACCGTCTTTGAGCGACTGGTCAATGCCGGACAGCAACGCAATCTCATTTCCTCGAATCTGGTTAATTGTCTGCTTTCCGCACAACTTGATTACCTCTTCCTCGGTAATACCATACTCGTTTTTGAAAAACGCAATCCACTTCGCCCTTGTCTTTTTGAGCTTATCTTCGTCGGACAGGTCGCCAGTAATGAAACTTTGAGCTGCTTGGTAGACTTTATCGGTGATGCTTTTTGGAATAACCGAAAATACGGCGTTTCGATAGGCTATTGCGTTTGCGGCATTGCCGGTTACGGTTATCATGTCGTTTGGATACCGTTTCCCGTTTTTGTCAATGATAGAGCGACGAACCTCAAAAGCACTTGCCACGTTCTTCTCCAAGTCCCAAGCTGTGCCACGGCTTACCACTTGCGTGTCTGTAATCTGAACCACCTTTGCCTCGGTGCGCATATTCCCCCAGTTTGAAACGATTATTTTCGCCAAGTGAACAGATGGCCCAGTAATAGGTTTGTTACCTCTTGGTAGCGCATATCCACACGATTGTGCCGTTTCTTTATCGAGGGTAGCCATAACGATAGAGTCATCAAGACTACGACGCATATCCCGAGGATATTTTTTCGCCGTGGCTACTTGGGTGTCTACATTTGCTCTTTCGAGAGCGTCTATTTGCATGACTTGTGGCTGTGCTTGAACCTGTAATACTTCGTACTCTGACATATTTTTTTTGTTTAAAGGGTTATGTTTCTTTTTATACACCGCATATCCTCACGGACGGGCGGTGAATATGCTTGATTTATATGGAATTATAATTTATTTCCTCTTGCTTTGCGATCGCCCGGAGTATCGGATTTGTTCCCTCTATTGACGGATGCGGGTTTATATCTAAGGCCGTGCTTGGTATGACAAAGGTCTTTCCCAGCTCGGCTTTCTTTCCCATATCGCTTGTCGTGCTCCCGATTGGCTTTCGCCAGCTGCGCCCGTTTGCGTTTTTGCTCGGGACGGGCGTTTATTTTTTTGTCTGTCTCGGCTTTCTTCTCCCGGGCTTCGGGGTGTGTGCGATAATATTCTGTGGACTTTCCCATTGTGATAGTGATTTTGTTATAGTTTCTTATCGGTTTGTTGTTGCCCGGCAAGAGCCATCGATGACAGCGCTAACAGGGATATACTTATTACCAGTTGCCAAAGGTTGGCATTGATGAGCGAAGCGACTATCCCGAATATCGATGAAAGCATAAGCAGTATGGCGAGCAGGGTAAATAACTTGTAGAATATCATGACTGTTATATTTGGAAATTACCGTTAAACTCAAATTCTTCATTTCCGCATTCGTCGAATACGGTTACCGTGTATTCTGTATTGATGTAGCCACTACTAGAAGATGGCGTTAAATAGTCGCCGTTGTCCCATTCCTTGTGATTGTATGCGTCGTAATGAATGCTGACATCGACGTTTTTGTCGATCAAATCTACTTCATAGTTTATATCTCCGTCGAGATAGTGACCGTCCATGTTTTCTCCTATATGGTCGTCAAGAAAATTTTCTACCTCGTCCTGTATGTTTTTTAGTTTCTGAATATCAGCTTTTACCATATCAATAGCCGTTTTGTAGATGTCCGTGGCATCGCACATGAGGTCTTCCCGGTATCGACGCATGCTCTGCCAGTCTTTCGGGTCGCAATCTTCGAGGTAGGATTTGGCTATTTCTTCCTCGTTCATCGATAGTATCTGGCTGGCGACCTCGTAGTTTTCTACCCCGCCTCCTAGATAAAATTCCTTACATTTCAATTTGTAAGGGGAGTTGTCGTATTGGTCGTTGAAATCTTCCCTTGCCTTGTCGTATCGTTTCTCGATTGTTGACCGTGGGATAATACAGGTTGTGTGCATGTTCACAGGTTTGTTTAATTTCGTTCCCCTGCAACAGATGACTGTTTTTTCAACCCGAATCCGACGGGCAGGGGAAATATAGGGTAATGGAAAGCTGTCTGAACTATTCTTGCCTAGAAAGGCAATCCCTTTCTCTCTCCATTTTTTCGTTCGTTTCTATTCATTGAACTTGGTGAAGCGTGCCCGGTTGCCGAATTGCCGGATATTACTTACACGTCACGACTTCGTTACTTCACCCCGACCCGTCGCAAGTCTCGGCGTTCCCGCTATTGCGACTCTCGGTGTTCTTCACGTACGCCAACATGTCAATGAGCTTTTTTGTGGGGAGGCGGGAATCGAACCCTTGCTCGCTCCGAAGAACCGATACCCAACATATTGGTTCTTTTATTCGGTTGCTCTACCGTTGAGCTACTCCCCGGCTTTTACATCATGGATTTCCAAATCCGAATTATCTCACTTCCCGGGTAGAATTTTCGACCGTTACACCTCCTGTAACCGAATTTGATGATTCCATTCTTCGTGTAACGGAACAGTGTGCTCCTGTCGATGCCGAGTATCTTGCAAGTCTCGTTGGTCGAGTATCGGCCGGAAAGCGATACTTGGGGTTCTGTGGACGTCATCATAATATTGTTTTGATTTTATCGTTTGCTTAATATTTCTCTAATGTTTCAATCGTTTTGTTTATCCTACCATCTTGTGTGAGACGATTCCGCCCTTTTTGAGAGCAAGCTCCCTTATGCGTTCTGGCTGTTCTCCGTCCGTGCGGAAGTTTATCGCCCCGTAGACAGTGCGGTCTGTACAACCTACCTCGGCGGCTATCTCCTTAATAATCTTTGATGGTATACTGATGTATTTTACTTTTCTCATTGCTTTTTTACATTTAATCGTTTATATTTGCGCATTATAGTTTTTGTTTCAATCTTGAAATAGGTTTGTTTCAATGATTATAGAGGCAAAGATACTAACAGTTAGCAAAAACACAAACTATTTTCTTTTAAAAGTTAGTATAATAACATTAATTAACTGACAGTATTATGGAAGGCTGGGAAAGAATAAAATTAATTATTGAAAAAGAGGGATTAAATAAAAACTCTTTTAGTGCAGCAATTGGATTGAACAATAATGTTACAATCACAAGAATTATCAATGAACATCGATCGCCATCACGTTCAACATGTGAAAAAATAGTTAGTGCTTTCCCAAAATACAAATTAGAATGGTTGTTGTATGGAGAAGGAGAAATGCTAAGCAATAATTCAGGAATTATCGGGAACAATAATAAGGGCAATATCTATCGAGGAGATTTTAATAATAACATCCCTATATCATTGCCGGAAAAAGGTACTCAAAAAATTATTGACCCTGACGGAACAGTCACAATAGAGAATACTAGTTCAGGCGTCCAAAATAACCTGAACGAAATAGACATGCTTAATCAAAGGATACAATACCTCGAAAGAATCGTTAGTGGACATGAGGCTACGATAAAGTCTCTTGAAACAACAATAAAATCCAAAGATGATTTAATATGTATTTTGAGGAGTTCATTAGATAAACAAGATTAGATGGTTAACAATCGCAATATACTAAATAATTTCTTAATATAAGAAAAACTATTATAATAGTAAAGTAATGAAAGAATTAATTAAGAAAATACTTAGTGAGAGCCATCAAAATATATATCTTATTATTTGAACAATGATAAACACAATGAGCACAAAAGATAGGAGTGGCGGAGTTCTCCATAACAGTTCAGAAGACTCTCAATGTCACCGGAATATCCGCCTTTTGAGGTGTCGCTACAAGATGTTTTCGGATTATATAGAGTCCTGCAAAGCATGTCTTTGAAGTGAAACAGCTATTAAAATTTACAAGAATCATGAAATTACTAACATATCAATCGGTTAAAGACAAAATTGTCCACCTGCAGGAACAAGATGTCATTTTTGACTTCGCTGTGGCAGAGCTCTACGGAGTGGAGACGAGAGAGATAAACCAAGCTGTAAAAAACAACCCAAGCAAATTCCCAGAAGGGTATGTGTTTGAACTTGGTAAACAGGAACTTAAAGAGTTGCGGTCAAAAAATTTGATTGCAAACAGCCCTAAAAGCCGGGCAATACCGAAAGCATTCACAGAGAAAGGACTTTATATGCTGGCGACTATCCTAAAAAGCCCCCAAGCGACAGAGACCACGATTGCCATTATAGAGGCATTCGCCAAATTGAGGGAGTTGTCGAGAACCATAGGAGAGCTATCGGCGAATCCCGACCAGTTCACCCAAAAATCGCTCATGCAGAAAAGCGGGGAGATCATGGCAGACCTGTTCGGGGAGGATATGCAGACGAACGAGACGGAGACCGAAATAGAACTAAACTTCGCCGTGCTGAAACTGAAACATACCATTAAGAGAAAAGACAAGAAGAAATAGATGGTGTAATGGGGTTATTTGGCAAACTATTAGGATTAAGACCGAGGAAGCATATACTGAGTGAGCAAGAAAAACGCTTGGTATACGAATCTTCGGTACGTTATGCAACGGTTGAGATAGAGGGAAGAAGCCGATTGAAGATCATAAACGAAAGCCTATCAATCATTGACAAGACAAAGAATCTGGATACGCTAAACAGTAGATACGAGACTGTATGCGAACATATGAAGTGGATGATGGAAAACGATATAAAGCTGAATCATGAATCCGCATGTGTTGCGAAGCAAAAAGTAGACGACAATAAGAATGAGAACATCATAAGGATAGCTTGTGATGCGTTCGATATTTATGAAGCAAAATTCGGCACATTGAAGACTGAAAAAGCGAAAGACAACGCAACAGTCAAGATGTTCAAACTGTTAGACGATTGTATTTCCTCCATTGTAGATTCTGAAAACAAAGTGCTGAAAAGAAAAATACTAATTGTATTGAAAAACAAAGTGGAAGATATGTATGCTTAAAACTAAAATAGCCATGAATTCCAAAGACTAAATTCAACAGATTTCTGAACGTATAAATAAGCAGAAAGACATAATAATTAGAAAAAGCAATAAACGCAGAAACAAGCATTCTAAATTGTGACTTATGAAAATCCTTTTCTACGTAATTATAGCACTACAATTATTGACATTATTTAGTTGTGCAAATGAACAACTGGTGGGACATTGGGAGCAAGATAAGAATTCGATTCATCTATATAATGGAGAAATTTTGACAATTAACCACGCTATTTTTAAAAAAGGAGGTTCTGGAATCATGTGGTCAGTTTCCCCGGAAGATTCTACATCAAGTATTGGTACGGTTGATTTAATAAATTGGGAACATATAAATGAGAACCAAATAAGCATACACTCAGAATATTGGGCTGATACAATAAAATACAAGATAAATAAAGATACTCTATTTGTCATGGATAACGGAGGGGAATCAATGGTGTTTCTTAAACAGAGTAGTAAAGACAACGATGAGCTATTCAATAAAATAGCTACTTATATTAAAACTCCAGAAGATATAAAACAAGAAATAGAACAGTTACTAAAACTTGAGCCATGAAAATTTCTAAGGAAGGAATCGCTATAACCAAACGTTTCTTTGAAGCGGTTGATATGCTCAAAGCACAGAGACGCATTCGTGGGCTTAAAACATTCACGAGGAAGCACAATATAACTCGTACCAATATAGCAAATGTGAGAAAAAATCCAGACCGTAGTGTTTTGAAGCCCGAATGGATATATTATCTTGTTTATGACTATGGAGTTTCATTGGAATGGATAATATTTGGGGAGGGTTCTATGTTTGAATAAATATTCTAAAACTTGTTCTTTAATGGTGCGTTATCGTTTCTAATCAACTTTTCCATTTTTATTCTCCCCATAATTTTACTGCAAGATCATAATTCTTTTGAGCTTCATTTACTGCTTTTTTTGCATAAGTAAGAGTGTAGGAGTGTTCACGTGGATATTTGCCTGACTTTATACCTTCATGGTATTCTTTGGCTTCTTCCAGCTTGTGCGCATAAAAGTCGATACTTTCCGGCATGGATAGGTTGATGGTTGTAGCTCGCTTGTCCCAGTATTCGGCTTCTCTTTCATGTTTTGTTGCTTTGTCGCTAAATTCAACACTTTTGCCCATGTTGTACCAAGCATCCTCTATCGCTTTTCTGTGTCGTCTTTCGCTATGATGCCCTACTTTAATGGGTTCTCCAAGTGAAAGAAAATCTCTATCCTTATTTGACTTTTTGGAATATTCAATACTTTTTTTATCTGCTGATACAGACCATTCACGTCTACGTTCGGCTCTACGTTTAGCCCATTCTTGTACGTTGAATCCGTCAGCTCTTACGATGGAGTAATAATAGAATCCGTCGCGCTCAAATATCAGGTTAAATACTATGCTTTCATTCTCTTTTCCATACTTGGTTGTAACTTCTATAACTTCTCCTTTTTCGTGCTTCTCGTCGCACTTTGCCAAAAACACATTTGGCGCAAACTTGTAATACGTGTTCATTGCTTTTATGTATTAAATCGTTATGCTATTTCGATCCTATTGTTAGGTTCGTTTACTTTCATCGATTATATGTTTAAAGATGAGTGTATAAGCCTGTCACTTGTGTAAACACTTCTTGCAACTGTTCATCATAAATATCACTCGAAAAGAAGACCTCTTTGGCCTCGGAAAAAGAAAAAGTCTTTTTGTTTAATTTCGGGGATTTGATGAATCTCATAGAATAAGTATCCTTACCTTCTTCATAGGTGATGATTAATTTATCTGCGCCAGATTTATTTTTGCTCAATTTAATAACCTGCTCCATGTCACCAGATTCATTCTCCGCGTAACCGGTAAATTTTGATCCTGTCATAACTACAAATTTATGTCCGCCAAGTTGTTCGTATAGGGCCAACATTATTTCTTTTATTTGTTCTTCCGAATGTTTCATTGCTCTTGTCTTTTAATTGTTAGTAATATTGGTCTTTATTAAAGTGGACCGGTTTTTGTTTCCCCCGTGACCGGTCCACCGTCTCGTGCTGTTTTGGAAGAGCAGCAACGTGTTTTGTTTATTTTAATCTCCGCAATAACGCCCGCTTTGGCTTCTGTAATACTCCGTTATCCCTCTTTCCATTGCTGCGTCAAATACAACCGGTTCGGGCTTTTGTGTGGGTTCCGACTTCTTCATCAACCGGCGAGCCTCTTTTTCCGCTTTGCGGGCTTCCGATTTCATCTTAAACCATGCATTCCTCAAACAAGCACTGAACGACTGGCAGAACTCTCGCCCGAGAACCGAGATAGAGCGTTTATACATTGACCAAGCCATTTTGAAAAGTTGCGATTTGTCGATTTTCGTTTTCATATCCTTGTTTGTTTTTGTTTGATGTGACAAATGTATAGATTAAAACCGAACAAACAAAAGAAAAGTTCTGTTTTAACAGAACTTTAACAAATATAGATAGTTTGGTTAAAATATACAATAACATTAAATTTGTTCTATTATAGCAGTATGTTTATTTTTATTTATATATCTTTGCGTTTGGATATAATAAAACACTGATTATGGATATTAAAAGAGTAATTAAAGAACGTGGTTACACACTTGAACGAGTTGCAAATGAAATCAAGCCCCGCCCTATTAGTAAAGGGACATTATCTCAATCTATTAACAATAATCCAACTATCGACACGCTACAAAGGATTGCCGATGTAATAGGATGCAGCGTCGGGGATTTTTTTGCGGACGAGTTAAGTAATACAATAGTTTGCCCTAAATGTGGAACCAAGTTAAAAGTAACCGAGTCAAAAGATTAAGCCATGAAAAACAGATTTATTATAACAACTACTGATACAATAGAGAATTGTCCTATAAAAAGATATATTGATACAATATGCTCAAATATTGTAATAGGTACTAATGTGTTTTCTGATTTTGCAGCGTCGGTTACAGATTTTTTTGGAGGGAGATCTGGCTCATATAAAAGAAAACTCCAAATTATTTATAATGAAGCATCAAAAGAATTAAAACAAAAAGCTATAAACTTAGGGGCAAATGCCATTGTTGGATTTAAGGTAGATTTCGACGAAATATCTAGCAGAGATAAATCTATGTTTATGGTATCTGTTTCTGGAACAGCTTGTATTATAGAAAAAAATGATGAAGATATTAAAGCCGTGGATTGTCATTCTCAAATTTCATCAATAGATCTTCAAAAAGAAATTCAGCGAAGATACATAGTATCACGAATAAAAAAATCTTCACCAATATGTAAGGAATGGGTGGAATTTTTATTAGAAAACCCTCAAATAGAAATTGTAGAGGATCTCATAAAAAGGTATATATCACTAGATGTCAATTATAACTCTAATGAGGTAGAGGTAACTAATATAAAACAAATTTTATCAGTAATTCCTGCAAATCATATTATCCCTTTTGTTTACAAATATTTTAAGTATAAAAAAATAAGAGATTTGATTGAGAAATATAATTTATTTGATTCAAATTCTATTTACGAAATAATCAAACAAGAATTACATATTGGAATACATTTACTATCGGCTACAAAAGAATATTACAATACAAATGATTTACAAGGTATGAAAAGAATATTGGAATATTTAAATAATCTTCCAAATACTGGCAATATTGAGAATGTAAAAGGAGGCATATTTTCTAAATGCGATGAAAAAAAATTTGTATGTGAAAATGGGCATAAAAACTCTATTGATTTTATCTTTTGTGAGAAATGTGGGATAAACATTAAAGGACTGAATGAAGAAGAATTGAATATAATTGAAGAATTTAAGGAAAAATGTAATATTATTGAGGATTACATTAATTGATAAAATAATATTTTTTTATTGTGCAATTCCCTTTTTTTATTGCATTGGAAAAAGAGGAAGAAAAATTGAATACGCAACTATCTGCGTATTTTACCTTGCGTGATCTTGCCGTAATTTTCCCGGGTATTATGCTTTTACATATACCATTTTTTTGGGTATGTAAAATACATCTTGATGAGGTGTGTAGTTAAACATTTGATTTATTGGTTTTTCGGATTGCCTAAAAACTATACAATAATACTAACTATCCAGCCCCGTTCCTTATGGTTCGGGGCTTTGCATAAGCCATCTTCGGCAAGTAACCAAACTTGTTGATTTCCACCTTGGGTCGGAATAATGTTCCGACCCTTTTATTTTGAAATTGCAAAGAAAAAGCTGGAAATATTTGCGGAAATGTGAATTATAAGTTACATTTGCGACATGAAAGTAAGAAACGTCATAGCATATAAGCACTATTTCATAGATTTTGTGAAGTCGCTTTCCGAAAAGATGCAGGATAAGGTGGTGAAAACCATACAATATGTCGAAACGCTTCAAGTTGTTCCAGAGAAATACTTGAAGCATATTGAAGGTACAAGGGGACTTTATGAAATCAGAGTGCAATTTTCAAGTGACATAATACGTGTTTTTTGCTTTTTTGATGGTGAAAAAATGGTCATCTTACTGAGCGGCTTTCAGAAAAAGACGCAAAAGACACCGAAAAAAGAGATAGACCGGGCTGTAAGGCTCATGCAAGAATACTTTAATGAAAAGAAAAAAGAAAGGAAATGATTATGGAAACTTACACTATTGAGGATATAAAGAATAAGGTTTATGGAGAAATTGGCACTCCGCGCCGCGATAAGATTGAAACCGAACTTTCCAACCTTCGTGTTGGGCTTCAGATCCGCAATGCCCGTGAAGCGAGGAACCTAACCCAAGACCAGCTTGCTAAGAAGATAGGGAAAGAACGCTCTTTCATATCAAAGGTGGAAAGAGAAGGGAGCAACCTCACGCTCTCTACACTATATGACATCGTAACGAAAGGGCTTGGCGGGAAACTAGACATTAGGGTTCAGGTATAACCCCAATCCCCAATTGAATTCGGCTACTCCTTGTGATAATAGGTTGCGAATGTCACGCATAATATTGGGCACAAAATTATAGCATGGAATCTTGAAAGTGTATGAATTTCATGCATAATTCAACATTATTAACCTTTGAGGGCTATTATACGATTTCGTAAGGCAGTGAATCGAATATTTATCCCGCATTTCTCACAGAAGGTAAAATCAATCAAATCTCTTATTTTTATTACTTTGTTTTCTTAAAAAAAATAAAACTCAATCAATATTTTATTGAAAAGTGTATGAGATTCATATACTTTACTATATATTTGCAGAAAGCGTATGAAGATGTACGCCACCCGACTTGTCGTAAACACCTGTTTGTCCGTTTAGGCGGAGGCACATCTGAAAGAAGATGCGAATAGTCTGCTGGCTACATTGCTACGCAGACTATTTTTTTGTTTAAACCTAAATGAAATGAACAGACAACAGCAAGTTTTCGTAAGGTTGAAACTTAAAGCGAAGGCGTTAGGGTTCAACGCAAAGGAATTGAAGGGTATCGCCGCCAAGATTGCCGATAACCTGAAATCCGCAGAAGATGCCTCAGAAGAGGATGTAAACGCAGAAATCGACGAACAGATAGAAGCGGTTCTCCCTTACCTCACTTTCGGCCAGTCGCAAGCCAACCGTTTGCTTGACGAATGGAAGAAGAAACACCCCGAATCAGAAGAAGATGATGATGACGACGATGACGATGACACGTCAAAAGGCGGCTCTCGTCAAGCTGGTTCAAACAAGAAAAATCCCAACAACAAAGGAAATGAACAAGACGAAGAACCCGCATGGTTTAAGTCTTTCAGAGAGCAACAGGAAGCCCGTTTTGCCGCATTGGAAGGTGAAAAAGTTTCTAACTTGCGTAAAGCCAAACTTGAAGCCCTGCTGAAAGACACCGGAACATTCGGTTCGCGTACCTTGAAAAGCTTCTCTAAAATGAGCTTTGAGAGTGACGACGATTTCGAGGAGTTCTATTCTGATGTTGAGGAAGACCTGAAGAATTACAATCAAGAGCGTGCAGATGCAGGTTTGGCAACATTGGCAACCCCTCCTGCTGCCGGAAGTAAAGGTTCGGGTAATCAAGACGAAGTATTAACCGACAAAGAAATTGAAGATTTAGTCAACACTTTCTAAGTCAAAAAAGAAATTGTAACAATGGGTGCAACAGCAAATTTAGCAAGCGAAATGGAAATTCTCAATGCCGGAATGGATTCTGTCGTAATTCGGCATTATGTAGCTGGCATTATCGGAGGTCGTACTCTTGACGTATCAAATTATAACCTTCCGGTTATTAAAGCCGGGCACGTTGTTATTCGTGATCCGTCAACAGACACGTACAAACCTATGCCCGTAAAATCATCTGGCGATGGATACGACTCACTTCCCGGTTCCCACGAATATGTAGGAGTAGTTGTATGTACAAAACCAACTAGTGAACCATTGGTTGGTATTATGTATAGTGGCGAAGTCAATGATTTGGCGAGTCCATACCCCATAGACGACATAAAAGCGGCTATGAAAACGGCATTGCCAACTCTTGTATTCTTACACGATTAATGTAGAAAGGAGGTAAAAAATGAAAGAATCACTATTTATTGAATACATCGGAAAGATTTTCCCGAAACTTCAAACTATCATCGAGAGAATCAATGGTAAGCGAGGCAATCAGCTTACATATCTTCACAAGACAATGCTTCGCAAAGAATATTCCGCAGACCAAAAGTGGGAAAGTGCATCAGTTAACACAACTTATGTTGCGGCTGACATGGTAGCAATGGACTCACCTCTCCCTCCCAAGATGAGAGACTCCATTGCTCACGCAAATGGTACACTGCCAAAGGTCGGAATGAAAAAAATTCTTCGTGAGACTCAGATCAACACAATCAACATCATGAAAGCTCAAGGAGCTGCGTTCACTAATATAGCTAACAAGCTAACCAACGATGCAGTAGCTTGTTCCGTTGGTATCGATGAAAAGAACGAAGCAAACTTTTTAACTGCTTTATCTGATGGTGTCGTAATCGTTGAAGATGAAAACAATACAGGAACTGGATTGCGCATAAATTTCAACTATTTACCGCAAAATAGCTTTGGTGTAGAAACCGCTGGGACTATTTCCTCTGATGACATAAAGCGTGTTATTGCAAAAGCTGACGCAGATGGAAACTCCATTACAACGATAGCAATCTCGTTATCGACTTACAATAAAATGAGACAAGAACAATGGGCAAAAGAATTGGTTGCCAACTATCGAGGTCAAACATTCGACAGCAACACTAAGTTGCCTGTTCCTACTGCTACATTATTTGACGAAGCATTTGCCGATGACAACAACGGAATTACATTCTTAAAGATTGACCGTACAGTCATTTCTGAGAAAAATGGTAAACGCATTCCGTACAAACCGTGGAATGCGAACAAACTAATATTCCTTACTACACAAGAAGTTGGCGCATTGGTTTGGGGCACACTTGCAGAAGTTACTAATCCCGTAGCAGGAGTAATTTATTCCACGGTAGATGAATACAAACTTATCAGCAAGTATTCTAAAAATGATCCTTTGCAGGAATTTACAAGTGGTCAAGCATTAGTTCTCCCTGTTATTGAGAATGTAGACCAAATCTACTCCCTCGACATTTCAGAGGCTCAAACGATTGACTCTACCGAAGAGGGAAAAGATTCTACCGATAAGAACATCACCATTTGGGGGCAAGCTTACATAAAAGCAAACTTCGTCGCAGAGTTCAATAAAATAACCGGTAAAAACTTATCGACGACTATTTCAGACGATAAGTTAATTGCTGCTGTAAACAAATTGAATGATGCCGATGAAGCGAAGCTCAAAAAAGCTGTTGAATCATATAAAACAACAAATGGAGATAGTTAAGCCATGAAGACAATTCAGCAAGCTCTCATAGACGAAATACATTATCCGATTTCTATCGGTTTTGTAGAGAATGTGATGATAAAACGCAAACTCAATCCTCTTAGTTATTGCGATTCAGATACAATGAGCTCAAAAGAGTATATGGGAGCTTTGGCTGACTGTCTTTGGTCTTTAGTTCAATCTATCAATTTTTCTGAAGCAGACAAGTCTTTCGGGTCTTTGTCAGATAAAGACAAAGAACGTATTCTGTTACGTGTTAACTCAATCTATAATGCCATTGGTGAACCTTCGGTAGAGTTGGAGGCAAAGCCAATGGTATATATAGGTGACTGCCTTTTGTAATATGTCAGTAATAAGACTATATCCACACAGATTGCAGTACCTCGTATCAAAAGATGGTTACGAGGATAGCAATGGTGATTATCATGAAGGAGAAACTAACTGGGAAGGCTGTATTGAATGCGACGCGGTTCCTGCCGGTAAAGCCTCTGAAAAAGAGTTTGACGATGGTATTGTAAGAAGCTATTCATATACAGTTTATCTACGTGCAAATTGTCGAACATTCATGATCGGTGACAGGATTAAGATACATCTGCTTGAAGGAATTGAAAGGGAGTTTAGTGTGAAAGGTTTCCATCGCTACCAGAAACAATGTAAACTATGGGTATAAGAATGACCACCAAGCTAAGCGAAGTGCATGACATGCTCATGAGAGAAGCAGAGCGTGTCGAGCGTCTTACTATTCGTGCTTTATCCAAACTTGGCGAACAATGCGTTACAAAAATTCGTGATAGAGCAGGTGATAAAAGTTGGTACGACCAAACAGGCAACTTGCGTAGTTCGGTTGGATATGTGATTGCTCATAATAAGAACATCATTCAATACTCAACTTTCAACCAAGTGAAGCAAGGTTCAGAAGGTGTAAAAACAGGTAAAGACTTAGCGAAAGAACTTGCTAAAAGATATTCCAATAACTATGTACTTATCGTAGTCGCCGGAATGAACTATGCTGAGTTTGTAGAAGCGATGGATAATAAAGACGTACTTGCATCAACCGAACTTTGGGCAAGAGAACAAGTTCCATTGATGCTTGAAAAACTTAAAAGACAGATTGCGAAATAATGAAATCCGATATTGAAATAGCTAAGTTCGTTTATCACAAAATTAAAGGTACAGAACTCGAACGTAATGTCTCCGGTAAATTGAGTGACAGAGGAAGGCCCAACAAATCTGATAAAGAAGATATAGTCATATCTGTTCTTGCAAATGAAGGTTGCGGGCAAATACAACGAGCTTATGTGAATGTCAATATATATGTCAAAGACTTATGGAACTCTGAAACCAAAACATGGGAAAAAGATTCAATCCGAATTTGTGAATTATGCGAACTATCGAAGTTTTTATTCGCTATACGAAAAGACGAATATCATACGGTTCCATCACAATGCAGTCAAAAAACTGATTCAACAGGAGTTTCATTTGAAGACGGACATACAGAGCATTTCATTAATAACAAACTGTACATAGAGATAAATAACGAATAAATTTTTAATATAAATTAGGTATATCATGGCAGTAATAGGATGGGGTAAGCCCCGTGTATTTATAAAAGATTTGGATGCTTCTGCTCCTAAATGGGAGGAATTACCTACCCCTGTGGAAGATTCTACACAGTTGACAACAACAAAAGGAGATAAACAAGAAGCAAAAATCGAAGGAGGCGAAAATGAGGATGTAAAGTATGGAAAGAATACCTATGCTTTGGCATTGAACATTCGTGCCGCAAAAGGACGTAAGCGTCCTGTAAGTGATAGCGATGGTGTTGTTGCACACAATTATGCCGTTGTTGTTCAACCGGAAGACACAGAAGTTCAAGGCTTCTGCATGGAGAAAACGACAGTTTCCGTTGAAGACACTTTTACTTCTGCTGACGGTGGTGTTTGGGCATACACTTTTGATGCTTTGAAAGCAGCCGCCGATAAAAAACAAATTCAGTGGGGTAAAATCATCGTGACGGAATCCGGTGGAAACATCAGTAAAATTGAATGCGATCCTGAAGATGAGTCTGGAGACGGTGATAAATTCGAAGTAGCTCCTAATCCAAGTGTTGGTGGATAATTCAATAGGTTGTAGATAGAGCCAAACGTGGGGGCTTCGTACCCACGTGTTCTGCGTATCTAGTGTAACGGTAGCACATATACACTCCATGTATAAAGTTGTGGTTCGACCCCACAGTTGCGCTCAATATAATTTATTTTGCATGGATAAAGAAGGGAAAATAATAGAAATGGATATTGCAGATACTATCATGGAAAGACCTTATGAGTTCCATATAGGAGAAATGCAATTTTACTTATACCCTGCCACATTGGGTAAAATATACCTTTTATCACGTCTTACCGAAAATTTAGAAATAAATAAAGACTTCCTTTCTCTAAATCCATATATGGAAGCATTACGATTATGCGATTCCAAAAGAGATATTATATGCAAAATATTGTCTTACCATACATTCGATAAAAAGGAAGAATTATTCAATAGCCACCTAATAAATGAAAGACGAAAGCTATTTGAAGACAACCTATCGAATGAAGAACTTGCTCAACTATTCATAATAGTGTTATCAAAGGATAACATTGACCAGTTTATTCAACACTTCAAGATTGATATTGAGAAAAAAGAACAAGAAAAAATATCAAGAATCAAGAAAAAGAAGTGTAACACTATAACCTTTGGAGGTAAAAGTATTTATGGTACTTTGATAGATATAGCCTGCGAACGCTATGGCTGGACTATGGACTATGTTGTATGGGGTATTAGTTACGCCAACCTGCATATGTTACTTAATGATTACATAACATCTATATACCTTACTGACGACGAGATAAAAAAATATCATATATCTACGGACCGAACATTTATAAACGGGGACGATCCTAAAAATATGGATAAAATAAAAGGAATGAAGTGGGACTAAAACTCAATGAATTTACCTCGGTCGTATTCACTATAAGAAAAACATATATTATGTAAAAGTGCGTTATTATCCTCGTCAACATTAATTACTTTATATCCATAAAAATAAAACATAGGCCATGTAAAGCCGTCAGGTTTATAAAGTATTACAGCCAAATATGCCCCTGTTTTTATGTCCTCAAAAATATTTATTCCAGAAAACGTGTCAGATGTATATGCGGGAGTCAACTCATTACCCAACTTATCTCTTAAAACTTGAGAATCGCCGTACTCCATTGTAGACATATAGCTGTCATCAAAGTCTCTTGCTGTTTCATATTCATATAAGCGAACCAAAGAAGGAGATGCAATTTTATTATCACATTTTACATTAATCATTACTGATAATATCTCAGGATCATTATCTGAGCAAGATGTAATGGATAAAGCACAAACTATGATTAGCAAAAACTTTCTCATAATTCTAAAATTTGTATTAATTACGTTTGTCATTTTTCTAATTTATTTTTCTTTGCAATCCAATAATTCGCCTCTTTCAATGCCAAATCAAGACTCTCTTTAAGACCATCGGCATAATTAAAAATATCATCGATAGTCTCAATGTCAATCCATTCATTCGTCTTGTAGTTATCCTTTGGCAAGCATATTTTTTTACTCCGTTTCCCTATATAAATGCGGCAAATCCACCACCATGTACTACCATCTATGTTCACGGAAAAATAAGTCTTGTAGTCGTTATATTGAATACGAGATACATCTACATACTGCCTCAATATACTGCGCACAATGTTATAAGCATCTATCTCCTCTTGTGTAGTAACTATACCTTTTTCTCGGTCTTGAAATACTACACCATCAGGAAGTTTTTCTTCATTCATTTCGTTCGGCTGTTGATTTTCATTCTCAACCTCCTGTGGCATTTGCTTTTCCTCCTTATTCTCATTCTTCATAGCCACATTCAAACGGTCGGATATAATATCGTTAATCACCGAAGCAATGGACTTCTTTAATATCGGTTTGTATAGCTCAATTTGTTTTGCGGTAGACTTCCAGTCATTCAGACATCTTACGAAATAACGAGTAAACTCCTCTCCCGGATCTTGAAAGTTCTTTGTAAGCAGGTCTTTTATCTGAATGGTGATTTGTAACTCTTGTGCCGTGCTCAATATATCTTGCTCATTATAATAAGACTTATGAAACTTTTTTAGTTGCTCAATATCGTTGTCCGATAAATCGAGCATATTCACCACAAGGAACGGCTTTTCGTCCATTATGTTCACCTTTTCTAAATCTGTATAAAAGCGATATTCTATTCCATTCGTCAAGACCCCAAACCTAGCCTTTGAAGCGACAAAATATCTTTGTAACTGAGTGTCATGTAAATTCAAGTTTTGTTTACAATGCTTGCATTCTATAAGTAGTATAGGATTTTCGTCCTTCATTATGGCATAGTCTATTTTTTCGCCTTTCCTCTTAACTAAGTCACAATCCATTTCCGGTACAACCTCAAAGGGATTGAATACATCATATCCCAATGCTGCTATCATAGGCATTACAAAAGAGGTTTTTGTCGCTTCTTCCGTTGCTATGCTATCCTTCTGTTTAGCAATTTTCTCTACAATCTGTTGAATTGTATCTTTGAAATCCATATCTTATACTGTTAAGATTGTTTCGTCAAAAGTATAATACAATAATCATTTATTAAAATATTTATACTCACACATTAGTTAAACTTTATTAACTCTATTCTATTTTATCAAAAGTATATGAATTTCATACACTTTTGTATATTTGCAAATGATGTGATGTTACATCTACCCCCTTTAATCGAAAAGACTCATGGCCGGACTTCATTTTGATATAACAGGCGACAATTCTAATTTTCTTCGTAAACTACGAGAAGTAGAAACCGGAGTAACCAATACTTCTAAGGAAATAGAAAAAAATGGATTGGGCATAGAAGATATGTTCAACAAAATGACGAAAGCAGCTGCTGCTTTTGGTGCTGGATTTACAGCAAAAGAACTTATCCAAAATATTATACAAGCAAGAGGTGAAATTCAACAATTAGAGGTCGCTTTTACCACTATGCTTGGAAGTGGTGAAAAGGCAAACGTCCTTATGGCTCAGCTCATAGAAACAGCTGTCAAAACCCCATTCGAACTACGAGATGTTGCCGATGGAGCTCGTCAATTATTGGCTTACGGCTTTGCTGCGGAGGACGTGAATCAGACCCTTATCAGACTTGGCGACATTGCAGCCGGACTGAGCATACCGTTGGGCGATTTGATTTATGTCTATGGAACAACAATGACACAAGGTCGACTTTATACAAGAGACCTCATTCAATTCACAACCCGTGGTATTCCTATGATTGACGAGCTTGCCAAACAACTCGGTGTGGCTAAAAGCGAAGTACAAGGATTGATCGAAGCAGGACGGGTAGGTTTCCCAGAAGTGCAGAAAGTCATTGAAAGCCTGACAAACGAGGGAGGCAAATTCGGTGGACTGATGGAAGCGCAGAGCAAAACCATCACCGGACAGATTTCTAACATAAAAGACAGTTTCTTTATTATGTTAAACGACATCGGCAAAGCGAATGAAGGTATCATCAATGATGCATTATCCGGAGTCTCTTATTTGATAGGAAACTATGAAACTGTCGGAAAAACCTTGCTTGAAATCGTCGGAACATACGGAGCGTATAAAGCTGCATTGATTACTATAACAGCTTTACAAAAAGTATATTCCGCCGTATTAGCTCAGTCCGCATTAAATCAAAGTCTTGCGGCAGCTTCAGGAATAACATTATCAAATGCAGAAGCTTTGGCTGCTACTCGCACGAAATTATTGCAAGTTGCGCAAGCTGCACTGAACAAGACTTTACTTGCCAACCCATATGTCGCAGTAGCAGCGGCAGTGGCAGCACTAGGTTTAGGTGTTTATAAATTAGTCACTTATCAAACAGAAGCAGAAAAGGCACAGGAAAGGCTGAACGATGAATTTGGTAAAACCGAAGTGGCTGCATTAAATGAAATGTCCACATTAAGGGAACTTAATAGGCAACTTACGGAGGCTAAAAAATGGTCTGACGAATGGTATGCTATAAAAGAAAAAATAGTAAATGGCTATTCAAAGTATCTTTCTGGCATTGATGAAGAAATTGATAAAACAGGGTCTCTTGCTGGACAATATGAAAAATTAGAAAAAGCCATACGTAAATCTATGGCCGCACAAAATTATACCAATTTTGCCAAACAAGAAGAAGATATATACAATAGCGTCAGAGAAAAAAACTTAACAAAAGTATATGACGCATTTACAAAAAAATATGGAGATGAGTCTGGATTAAAAGTCTACCGAAATTGGTTAAACTGGCTGGATAGCGGTCGAGATATACCGACAGAAATTCAAAGGATTTTTAATGATGTATCTACTGGATGGGGAGAAAGTGCAAATACACTTCTATTTGAAATAAGGCGACAAGCTGAAATAAGAAATAAAAATTTAGAAGAATACAGAAACAAATATTTCATTCCCGAACCCTCATTTGATTCACCTACTGAAAATATTTTTACAACAGAAGGTAAATCCATCTCCCAACTTGAAGAAGAAATCAAGAAGGCTGAAACCTCACTTGCATCATTAAAAAAGGCCCTTGCAGACGGCAGCGGAACAAAAGAAGCAGTGGATCAACAAGAGGCTTATATCAAGTCGCTTCAAGACACTATACTTGAACGTGAGAAAGATTTGAGAGTAATCAATGAAGTCAAAACACAAATCTCAAAATTAGAGAAAGAGCAGGGAGAAACTGTAAGTGGAAGCAAGGAATACAATGCGTTACAATCACGAATTGACGCACTCCGTGCAAAGCTGCCTAAAACCAAATCTGATAAAGCGGCTGAAGATAAGCAAGCAAAAGAGCAAAAAGAGGCCGAGCAGAAACTTGTTGATGAACTTCTTGAGCTTCGTAAAAAAAATCAAGAGAAAGAAATCTCCCTCTGGGAAGAAGGTAAAGATAAGAAATTGAAGCAAATTAACTACTATTATGAAGAACAGAAAAAAGAAATTAAAAAGAAAGAGAAAGAGCTGTCCGAGTTAAACAAAGTAGCTAAGATTGAACCCTCCAAGCTTAATGAGAATGGACTAACAACTGAACAACAGGAAGATATTGATACCGCAAATAGGTTAAATGAAAAGAATAAGAATAAACAGACCAAAGAAATTCTCGATGATGAAATTAACGCAATGAACGATTATCTTGCCGCTTACGGGAACTATTATGAAAAGCGTAATGCTATTATTGCGCAAGGCGAATCTCGTAAGTTAGGCAAAAACGAATGGGAACAGAAGTCTATTGACGAAGAAACAAAAAGGGCACTATCTGATTTGGATATAGAGGCGAATAAATCTACGTCTGCCATAAGTAAATTGTTTGACGATATGCGTCAACACACAGTTGCAGATATGCGTCTCATTGCTAATGAAGCTGAACGGGCATTCCAATTCTTGCAATCAGGCGAATGGGACGAAAACAAAGGTCTTGAATTTGGTATGACAAAAGAGACCTTCGACACATTGCGTAAATCTCCCGAAGAATTAGAACGAATTAGAAAAGGTATAGATAATGTCCGTAATTCCGCAGATCAATCTGAAACGGGGTTTAACAAACTAGCTAATGGTCTTAAAAAAGTATTCGATGCTGGTTCAAACACAAAAAAATTGCAAGATGGACTTGAAGAAATAAGAAGTGGATTGAGTGAGGTATTAAGTGTGGCCCAATTCCTTTCCGACACATTTTCAAATCTCGGAGAGGCTTTCGGATCTGATACACTGTCAGGCATTGCCGAAGGTATCAATGTGGCTATGGACGTCCTCAATTCAGCTATGCAAGGGGCAGAAGCAGGTGCTATATTTGGACCGATAGGTTCTGCTGCTGGTGCTGCCATCGGTCTTGTCTCCTCTCTTGCTTCCTCTATCGCAAAAATCCACGACGCAAAAAATGAAAAACGGATTCAGAAATTACAAGATCAGGTAGATACACTTGACCGTTCGTATGAAAAGTTAGGCAAGTCCATTGAAACTGCTTACGGAAAGAGTGCTTCCAGCTTGATTGAAGACCAAAATAAATTGTTAGAACAACAAAAAGTACTTATTCAAAATCAAATTAAAGAAGAACAAGATAAAAAGAATACAGATAGCGACAGAATAAAAGAATGGGAAAATCAAATTGACGAAATAAACAATCTCATTTCTGATAACAAAGAAAAAGCTATCGATGTCATATTTGGTGAAGACCTAAAAAGTGCTATTGACAACTTTGCAGAAGCTTATGCAGATGCATGGGCTTCTGGCGAGAATAGGGCTAAATCTGCAAAAGATGTTGTAAAGCAGATGATGCAACAAATGGTAACAGAGAGCATTAAGGC